CTCCAGAGCAATCTGTAGAAGAACCTACTTATACTGATGATAGTATTGAAGTAGAAGATATAAAGAATGAGATTAAGTCAGCTAAAAATATGAAAGAATTTAATATTTTAGCAGAGAAGTATTCTAATCACATTCAATATCTAATAAAAAACAACACTAAAGTTTATCAACAAATAAAAGATGTTGCTGATACTAGAGAGTTGCAATTAAATAATGGTCAGTAAAAGCTGACGATAACAAAAAGGAAAAGACATGAGTGATGAAGTAATATGGTGTAACTTAGTAAGAAACGAAAACAAGAACGCAGATAATCAACCAGATTGGGTTGCACCTGCAAATCCTAACGCACCAGAGGGTAAGAAATGGACCATAGGTGTAAAAATTGGTGATGCTTGGTATAATCCTGCAGGATGGGATGAAAAAGATGATCAAGGAAACTTAACTGGCAAACTAACTATTAAGATTAGTCCTAATAGTGCTAGTGGTACACCTAAATCAACACCACAAAATAAGGGGTTTCAAAATAAACCTAGTTATGGTAATAAACCATCATACAAGTTTTAATTAATTTGTATTAGTCTTGGGGGAGTTTTTCTTTCTAGTTCCCTTTCGGTAGTTTTCTTCCCCGAGACACCTCAAAAAAATATGGACAAGAAAATTACAGATATTGATCAAGAAATTGAGAAGAAAATTATTGATGATCGCCAAAAAGATTATGGTAATTATCAAGAGAACTTTATTATGTTAGCAGAAATGTTTACCATAATACTTGCAGGTAATTTAAGAACAAGAATTAAACCTCATCAAGTAGGTCAATTAATGATGGGATTAAAGCTATATAGATCAACAAAAAATTTTAAGGCAGACAACTATTTAGACATGAGTGTGTACAATAAAATGACTAAAGAGATACACAAAAAAGAGGTTGCCAAAAAGGATAAAGTATGACAAAGTTTAAAAGAATTATTAATGGGGAATGTCATTTTACAATGACAGAACTCTTTGATGATGTTGAGAAAGCTGCGGATGTGTCCAATAAAGGAGAACCCGTAGAATGTAAAATTGATAATTTGAGGATTGATTTTACAACAGTAAAAAAGGATAAGGATGAACGAGATAAAAACTCGTCTGCAAAAGTACAGGGATCTTCAAGCGAAGAAACACGAGAAGTACTTGGAAGCAAAGCAGAAAGTAAATAAGTATCAGAAAGATTCTTATAGATTGCTTTGGAAGATAGAGCAGACAAAAGAACGATTAATGACATCTATTTAGTCATTAGTTGATTATTAAAAAAAAAACTGAAGGAAAACGTAGGGGATCTATGACTAAAAATAAAATATTTACTGAAATAAAACTTGCTATGAAAGCAGGACACTATCGTGATTTGTCAAAAAAAGAAAAAAAAATATATAAGAACGCATTTAAAAATGGTTACAAGTTAGCCAAGATACATTGTAAAAAAAGAAGTCCAGAGTTTTATAAACCAAGAAGAATTATTAGTTACTCATTTGCCAAGCCTAGTACAAGAATTGTAGACAGTATTATTAATAGAGTTTGTGTTCGTTATGAGGTACACAAAAAAAGTTTATTGGGTAAGGTTAGAACACAAGATATAGTTAGAGCAAGAAACATTATTCACAATATGTTGTATGAAAAATATAACTTAAACCTTACAGATATAGGTAGATATTTCGGACAGGATCATACCACAGTTTTACATTCAATAGAAATGAAAAAACACAAGCGAAGATTTTGGGATGCTGGTCAAAGCATTTGGCAAGAATACCAAGATTTAAAAGAAACTATTTCTTAAATCCAGACAACATAGACTTGTAAGCTTTCTTTGTAATAGTAGATTTCTTTTTAGTTCTACTTGTACCAGCTTTCTTACGTTTGTTTATATTGTAGTACAAACCTTTTTTAGCCATCTTACCAGATTTTGTTTTGTGATAACCCGGCATTATTTTTTCTTTTTAGATTTAGATTTCATTATTTTTTTTTGCAAATTTTTTGGCAAAGTTTTTTGCTTTGCTGTTAATTTGCTTTTACCTTTTGATTTACCATACATGGTTATTCTCCTTTTGTTGTTTAAGTTTTAACACACAATAGTTGTCAAAACAACTACCATCCTTACCATCATGGCAAAAATACTGTTTATTAGCTGTAATAATCCAGCCACCTTCATCACTCATTAATTGTTTATTACAAGTCTCGCAGTAGCCACAGATTAAAGATTGTTCTTTAGGTCTTACCCATGTTTTCTTTTTTTTCATTGTGATAATTTTACAACAATGTTGTATTTTTGCAACTGTTGCAATTTTACAACAAGTGTAACATAATTACAACAGGTGTAACATAATTACAACAATTAGCTGCGACACTATGTATCCAAATTAGATATTGACTTATGTATCCAAATCGTATATACTGATATTATGACAACAAAAAAACAGAAAGGAAAAAACATGGTTGAGAATAAAAAGTATCCATTTGTAATGATTGAAATTGCAACTGATACAGATAAAGGTTCAGAAACATATAAAGAAAAATATGTTCATGTAACTTTAGTTCCCTTTAAAGATGGAAGAGCTGATAGTGATAATATGATAGTAGTAAAAGCAGATCGTTTTACTATTGAACATCATTCACTAAACGCAAAAGATCAAATCAAACCATCTAAAGGAAATCTTCAAGTGTTTCGTAGTCAAGACTTTGAAGGTTTAGACCAAGAGTAAGTTAAATAAAAATTTAAGGCGGCTAGAAATAGTCGCCTTTTTTATCGGCACTTCCACCTACGTCTTGCTTGTCTTATTCTTGAGTTAGGATCGTTCCTTGTTTTAGCAGATGAGTTTCTTAATTGTCCAGCCGATCTTGCACAATAACTTTTTCTACGTTTAGCATCCTTAGATCCTTTTTTAACTTTACCTGTTACTGCTGTTTTTAATTTTGATCCGGGATTGGCTCTTCTATATCTTGCAACACCTTTAGCTGTCATACCAGCACCTTTTTTTGTAGGTCTGTAGTTTGCGTCTTTGCCTTTTGTTGTTTTTCTAATAGCCATAATTATTCTTTTATTATTTTTTTAATAGCTTTGCTACCATCAATATTTTCTTCAAGTTCTGCTTTTACTTTACCACACTTGTATTCAATGTTATCATTAACATCACGTTCAGCAACACGCTTACCTTTTAAACAATCAGACATAGCAGGTTGTATTCTGTGTTCAGTTAATTCACCTGCCACAAACATACACAAAGCAACCACACTACTAATGACTGTTTCCATTTTGTCTTACCTTATCTTTTAAATGTTCAACATCAGCTAACGCTTTGTCTAATTGATCTCTTAAAAATTGTATATTAACTTTATTCGTCATGTTTTGTTCTTGAGTTAATTCTAATTTTTCTGTTGTCTTATATAAATTTTCTATCAACATATATTGCTCTTGATCAGTTGGTAACTGCTCAGATTTTTTAAGTAAGTCAGCTTGAAATAATTCTCTTGATGTTTCAAGTGAAGTCAGCCTTGAAGTTACCTCTGTATATGCGAACACACCCATAGCAACAGCTACAACAATACCAATCATATTTTTTATTGGCATAGCTACTGATGTGTTTTCTGATACTTTCATTTTTTCTTTCTTTTGCATTTACATTTTGGAGCAAATAAATCATTAATCCATTCAATGTACTTATCAAAAAAACCAAGAACTTTATATACGTATTTATCAATCATGTTGCCGGACCTCCACAGAAAGCCAATAACAACATCATAATTATAAGAACACCTGTAAAATAATAGTTCATCTTCTCTATCTCCATAGGTTATTCTTTATAAGATTATTATAGTATTAGAGCTATAACTAATAGCACACCAATAACAATTACTGCTTTTTTATGATCTTCTAAATAGTGTTTGATCATATCTTTAATTTCATCAATCATATTTATCTCCTATGATCTTCTAATATAAGATATTATTTACCCTGTCCACGATTTTTTGACTTGCCTTTTTGTCTCTTCTTATGCTTATTCATAGAAGAAAGTTTAGGTCGTCTACCTATACTTGTTTTTTTTGGTATTCTTTCGTGAGGTTGATCTGCTATATTGAACTTTACTCTTGCCATTTTTTCCTGTTTGTTGTGATAATAAACTTACTTTCTTATTATATTGTTGTGAGTATGATGTGGATATATTTTTCATTTATATTTCTTTTCCCATATCTTTTGTTGGGTCAATCCTATTTCATCTTGTTTTAGTTTTAACCTGTGATCTATTTTAGTTATATCTATCTCTTCTACTAAAGCATATCTGTAAATTTTAGTGTCAGAATTTTTCCATTGAAAATGTAAAAGGTATTTAGGTTCATCATAGTTGCTTAATAAACTGGGATCAAAAGCAGCTATGGTCATTTTCTTTTAATTAAATCTGTTGCTTTAAGACCATAAACACTCGCAATTACTCCCACAAAAATTGATTGATACCAAAATGGTAGGTTAGAAAAATATTCAAAGAAGAGCTGCATCTTTTCCATGTGTTCCGGATTGTCTGACCATACAGCAAATCCCAGCATTACGATTGGCACGCTGAGCAAAATTAAAATAAATTCGTCTTTCCAGTCTGAGTTTCTGCTTTCTAATAATTTACCTTGATACTCTTCTTTGCCTTCTGCCATTTTTTGTGCATGGTTCATTTGAGCATCTGCCATTAGCATTTTAGTTTTTTGTTTATTTTTATATATATGGCTACCTGCTTGAACAGCCAACTTAATTGCACTTAACCACATCTTATGTCTCCTAGTATTGGTTTGTATTTCGTCTTACCATCTTCTTTGTAAGCTCTCAAGAATTGTTTTCTAGGTTTATCTGCAACACTACAATGCACCCAGCCACTTGAAGGTTCACCAATCGTATAAAATTCAAGGATCATTTGATCCCACCCTTCTATATTATCTTTTATCCAATAAGCAAGATCGGCATTATCTGTTCCCGGTACTTCAAAGTCTACAGCTTCAGCTTTGCTATGTTGGCTATTGATTGAACTACCTATTTTAACACATAGCTGTTCACTACGAAATCCAGACGTTATAATTACTGGACCAAATTTATCTCTAACTGGTTGAAGTAAAGTCTCGCAAAGGTTTTGTAGTTTTTCAATCTGATCTGAGTTAGGTTCATTAGGTATACCCAATCTAATAGCTGTGTCTGATTTAGTTAGTTCTTGAAGGGTAAAGTTTTGTGATAATTTCATTCGTATATAATCCTTACTTTAAGTTTTTTTTGTTCTTTAGTTGTTCCTCTTGATATAAATGTTCCTTTAAGGTTTCTTTTATACCCATCTGGTGCGATATAACTATTGCTTTTTCTATAATTTTTAGACTTAACATCATAAGCATTATACTCTCCTGTTGTCATATTTAAAGTAACAATATCTACAGGACCAAGACCTCCAACAGGTATAAATACTATTAAATTAGGATCTTCCGCAAGCCTAAGTTGAGCCTTTAATTCTGAGGTTAGACCAGTAACTGCTTTCTTTCTTCTAGCCATAAAGACCTTAAAGTTAAAGTTTTTGAAATAATATAACTATAATTGTAAACATTCCACCTATTAATGCTGACATAGCATAATACATATGTCTTTTAATATCTTTAATTTCTGATTCTATATTGTTAATTTTTTGGTGAGTTTGTTTTTGCATGATACGACAAAGTTTTTCGTGTGATTCTATTTTGTCAAGAGCAGAATTTTTAGGCATCTTCTCTCTCTACTTCGTTACAAAAATAAGTTACATATAATTTTTTTTCGTTAAATTTTTCTAAATTATTATTAACAACTTTAATACTTGCTATTGCACCTGCTTTAGTACAATCTGTCCAAGAATTAAATTCTATTGGTGATACTGTTGTGTTGTTACACAAACCTGTGATTGCAGAGCAGATTGTATAAGCCAATACAAATTTCATTTATCTTGCTTAAAACTTTGTTTTATTCTCGTTGATTATGTAAAGCGAAGCGATCATAATTAACGAGCTGTACAAGGAACATTATTGCTGCCAACTAGAGGTGCTTCTGCAAATGCCATGTAAATGTAATTATCTCCTGAACCATTAGATGTACCACCTGTGAATCTATGCTTGAAGCCATTTGAAACTATGTCAATGACATCTGTTGTATCTTCTGCATTAGAAAGGTCTGCATAAATTCTATTATTATCAACATTATATCCTAATCTTTTGTTATCAATCATAACCCAATTATTACCAGCAGTTTCTGTATTTTTTAGCATAATAAAAGCAGGTTTAAATCCTGTATAAACAAATGTTCCATCAGCATTTCCATTACCAGTATAAGAACCAAACTTGCTATAACCAGTTTTTTCTGCGAAACAGTAGGCTATGTAATCATTACTACTTACATTAACTGGATTATATCCACCATTACCATCTACAGTAAATACACTATTAGTAGGAGATGTATTGTTAAAAGGTGCGGCACTTGTTGTAGGTGTAGAAGTTTGGTCTATAAAAATCATTTTAGTTGCACCTAAAGAAGAATGATATGTAATCCAACTATTAGTATTTGTTAATCTTTTTATAATTATCATTTTAGGTGTTGAACCTAATCCATGACCAATTGTTTGATTGCTTGTAGAATTTCCAGAATATTTTACAATACTAAAACCTGCTGTCGTATTAGCTGAAACTGTTGAATTTATATCTCCATCTGTATTAGCTGAACCTGCACCATTTGCTTTCCAGTTCCATGATGCGTAAGTATGACCATTGACATTATGCTCTCCATTTGTACTGAAGCCTAAAGTATAACCATCAGAATTAAAAGATGTTATATTATTACTATCTGTTTGTTCTGCATTACTGCTATTTGATTTAATATATTTTGTTGTTCCTCTAACAACATCACATAAATTATGAGAATAGCCTCCAGCAGTTGACCTATTTTTAGTCCAGTTAAAATCTGGTTGAAAATCCAAACCTGTTATATTTAAAGGTGCAGAGCCTGTACCAGTATAAAGTTTAGTATTAAAATAATCTGTAGATTTATTAATTGTTGTGTATGCCATGATTAAAATATCTCCTTGTAATTAGTTTCTTTGCATGAGTGTAACGAATGTAAAGCCATTATAAATTTAATCCTTTTGTTGATAAAGCAGTATATCCTGTTGGTACATCATATTCAAATATTCCTATTCCACTTGCGTTAGTTCCTGCACTAGATACTGCTGTTGTTCCGAAATACCCATTACCGAAGTTCCAACTACCCTCTCCTGCTTGTGAGCCAGAAGCATATGTCCAAAAAACATAAGGTTCAGAAGCTGTTTCTGTAATATTTTGTGTGGCAGATAAAGTACCATTTATGTACCATTTAATAGTTTTTGTAGCACTATCTAAATCAACTGCTATTCCAACTATATCATTTTGTGCAACAGTAGTTAAACCTGTTTGAACTGCTGTACCATTGGCATTAGCAAAAATCTTTCCATCTCTTTCATAATGATAAGAATTTGGTGTATTACCAGCATAACCAGTTCCTGCAGGATTATCAATATTTGCACTTCCGACTTGTCCGATTCCTAACTGTGGATTATAAGTATTAGAATTTGTTACTTTACACTCTGCATAGTATTTACCTTTGCTAAAAGCTAATGTGCTTTTGAAATTATATGTTCCAGAAAAAGTTAAATTACCATTACTCATTGTAACATTTGATGATAAAGGATTACCAGTAGCAAAAACATTGCTTGGACAATCTTCTGTTTTTGTAAGTGTACCACCACCAACTGTAAAGTTATTACCTTCACCAGATTGGTCTGTTCCAGAATTTGTGTCTTTTAAAATAAAGAAACCATTAGCTCCATAAGTTACACTTGGAGAAGTGTTTATTTTCCATTCTCCAGTTGTTGCATCTGTTGAACCAAATGCTGTTGCGTCATAAGCTGTGCCATCTATAAAGTGAAAGTGTGATATTGAGCCATCAAAATATCCTGCAGATGGATACCTTCCTATGCTGTTCAATATATTTTTATTAAACAAAGTATCTTTATTTTGGTCGTATTCAGTATCTGTACTAAATGAAGTTTCTTGTACTCCATTAATATAAATTTTTAAATCTGGTGAAGCAACTGAATTATCATTCGCAATCACTATATGATACCAAGCTGAAGTATCTCTAAACAATCTAGTTGTTACTTTTCTCATTTTGTATCCCCCATTAGAAATTTGATAATCATAAATTTCTAACGCATCTGAACTAAGAAAAGAAATCCAACCAAGATTATTTGCATCAACATATGGGGATGTAATTGTTTGTGAACTTCCTAATTTACTTCTTTTTACCCAAAAGGAGTATGTCCATTTATATACAGTACTATTATCTGTTCCAAAAGTCCTTGTTAAATATGTATTAGCCATGATTAGTTAAATTGTCCTCCACCTGTTGCACCGAAGCTAGAAGTTAAACTAAAATCTCTAGTTACAAACTGACCTTCAGCATCTGTAATTTTAAGTGTGAAATTGTATGTAGTTGGTGTTGTAGAACTACCACCAAAATCACTTGTAGTTATTACACCATTAGAAGCTAAACTGCAATTAGCTTGACTACCACCACTTCCAACTAAAACACTTGTTGTTTCTGTAAAAGTAATAGCACTATCTGATGAACCTACAACTGTAAATACTGTACCAGAGAAGTTTCCTGCAACTGTACCTAATGACCCTGCAGCAGTTGTAAATGATGGTGCAGTAGAAGCTGTTAAAATATTGTTTGTTGATCTTGCAGCATTTCCATCTGGATTTTCTATTCTTACATAATAATTACCTGATGCTAAAGTTACATTAACTGAAAGTGTAGTAGCATTTGTAAAAGAAACTGTATTAGAATTTGTAATAGCACCTGTTGAACCATTAACAAATTCAACAGTAGGTATTGAAACAAAATTTGTTCCTGTAATATTTATTGTTGTAGCTGTTGCAGGTGGTATTGTTTGTGATACATCTGCTACAGTAGGTTTAGTTTCTGCTGCATCAATCCAAGATAATTGGTTTGTAGAATTACCATTACTAGCTAAAACTTGATTTGCTGATCCAACTGATGTTGGTAAAATTAATGTATATGATTGTCCAGCAGAGTGAGCTGGTGATGCAATCTTAACACCATGTGAATTTTGAGAACAGTTTAATTGAATAGTACCATCATTAGATGAACCATCACCACCTACTTCTAAAACACCTGTACCATTAGGATAAACTTTAACATTTCTATTACTTGTTGTTACAATTTGATTAGTTTGTACATCTAAATTACCACCTAGTTGTGGAGTAGAATCATCAACAACATTTGCTATCCCCGGAGAAATAGATGTCCAAGCTGTTCCATTGTAAAATTTTAAATTATTATCTGTAGTATTAAATGCGAGATCTCCCTCATCTAAACTAGATGTAGGATCAGAGCTATCAACTCTATATCTTTCTGCAAAAGAATTAACTCCTGTAATATTTGTGGCAACTGTTGCCATATTAGTTACATTATCTGCTGTACCTAAAGTATTCATATCAGTTACAACATCCGCAGTTCCTAATGTATTCATATCACTTACTACATCTGCTGTAGCAAGAGTGTTCATATCAGATACAATGTCTGCAGTTGCAAGAGTATTCATATCTGAAACTACATCAGCAGTTGCTAAAGTGTTCATGTCAGATACAACGTCTGCTGTTCCTAAAGTATTCATATCTGCTACAATGTCTGCTGTAGCTAGTATTGCCATATCAGCTACTACATCCGCAGCAGCTAAAGTATTAATATTTGTTTGTTCAACAGAAGAGGGTTTTAAAGTTTCCCAAGCAGAACCTGTGTAATTTTTCATTACATTGTCTGAAGAATTAAAGTATAATGCTCCAGTTATTAAAGCATCCCCATCATTATCTACTGAAGGATCAGAAGATTTAGCACCTAAATATCTGTCATCAAAACTGTCAAAAGATGCTGCCGCATTAGTTTCACTTGTTGATGCATTACTTGCTGAAGTAGCTGCTTCACTTGCTTTTGTTGTAGCAGTTGATGCAGATGTTGCTGCTTCACCAGCCTTTGTAGTTGCGATTGTTGCTTGAGCTGTAGCGGTAGCTGCAGAACTGGTTGCTGATGCTGCGTCTACAATTAAATCATATTTAGCAGAATTTGCGTTTGTTGTTAAAGGTTGTGAGCCAGAAGATGTATGAGCTGTGTTTACTAAAAAAATATTATTTGTTGAGGTATCTTTAACTAAATCTCTAGCACTATAATCTGTACCAGATGACCAGTTTCCTCTATTTGTACCAAGTTCTTGTGTAACTGTTAGTTCACCATTAGCATCAAATCCTAAAACTTTACTAGCTCTATCAGTAGCACCTACAGAAAACTCTGTAGAGTTCATTGTATTTGTTCTTGATAGTTTTATTGATCTATCGCCTTCTTCAGATAATTGTTGTGCAACCATAGCAGCACGATCCAGACCCTCTTCGTGTGTCTCCGCAGGGAATGGATCATTAGCAATATAATCTATTGCTTGAGTTTGCGGGACATTCCTTCTAACAACAACTGTTTCACCAGAAGCCGGAATATTGCCAGATGTGAAAGTTATTGAACCTCCACTAGCATCACCCGCACCAGCTACTGTATAATGTGTAGTTATAGTTTTAGTTGTCTCTGTACCTGTAGATGATCTAATAATTACCTGTAAGTCTGAATTAACTAATATTTTAAATGTGTAAGCAAACTCGGTTGTACTACCATTACCGGAGTAGGAATTTTTTACTGTTGTGCTTGATACTGTCATAACTTAAAAACCTTTATTACTTGTTGAGGGTTTTGTAAATAAATATTCTTGTTTATAATGCTTTTTCATTTTATTTTCTACTCTTTATTAGTTTATATCCGGTATAATAGAACCGGGTTTTAAATAGTAATTTTGACCTCTTTTTTCTTCATGTTTGTTTTTCATCCTAGCAAAATATCCCGGATCAAGTAACTCTTTAATTTGATAGCCAATTAGATAATCGTAGGCAGCTTTAGTATAGTATAGGTTTAAAAATGGTGTATGTCCTTCTATTAATTCAAGAAACTTTTTACCAGATTTTTTAGGTTCATTCATTGACATTGTTATATCAAGTAATTTTTTTAGATCAGAAGCTGTTGGTCCAAGTATAGTTTCAAAAATACCATTTCCATATTCATTTTGTATTTCACTTATTAAAAAATCACCATAAATACCAGCACCTCCTCCTTGTGCAAATGCTTGTAATAAAGTATTTTTATTTTTAGGATCTCTTGGTGATCTTCCACGAAGCATGTCTTTTGTAGACATTGCTAAATAACCGAAAAAAGTACCTAATATTAAAATACTTGATAAACCACCAATTTTTGCAAGATTGCTTTCATTTGGTCCATAAGAAAATCTTTCTCTACCAATAATTTTTACCCACATACTAATAGGAAAACTTTTAAATTGCATAACAAATCGGAGAGTTTCTCCCATTGGAGTGCCTTTTTCTAAACCTTGATTTGTTATAGCTCTAACTGCAGCATCTGGTTCTGGTGATCCATGTTTACCTTGATCTGATAAAACATTTTTCCATGTTAATTGTAAGTCTTTTTTAAAATTTCTAATCTCTCTTGCACTTAATTTTCTACCAACATAAGCATTAATAACATTATCAGATATATCATCTACGGCTTCTGCTGTTAAATATCTTTTATCATCAACTGCTAAAGTTTTTATAGAACGCAACATATTCCATTTTCCTTCATCTATTCCATACAATGTTAAAAAATTTTGTTCTCTTGTGGTTAAATTAGATAATTTTGTATCAGCTAACATTCCATAATGTCTTGCTAAACCAAGTGCCATTGAACTTTTTAAACTTGAAATCCAACCATTCATACCATTCCATTTAAAAAATGTGTTTTGTAATCTACCCATTCTTCCCCAAGTGTCATCTGCTGCACCATAAATATTTCCTCTAAAAGCAGTAGCGGCAACAGAGTTACTGGTAATTTGTAAAACTTCCATTGCAGCTGTATCATTTGCTCTAAACAATCCTGTCATAGCTTCAAATAAACCACTTAATAATCCTCTTCCTTGAAAACTTGTAGTTCCCATGTATTGTGCTAAATCACCAAATGATGATACAGTAGCCATACCTAGTCTACCCATATTACCTGTTGCTCTTACAACCATACCTGCTCTTGCTAAAAGATCATTAGCAACACCATTTATACTTCCATCTAATTCAGCAAATTGATTTGCAAAAGTTTTAAAATTTAATTGTGAAACCATTTTAGGATTTGATTGTTTATATTTTTTTTTTAATAAAGATAAAACTTTATTTAAAGTATCTTTGGGATTAGTTCCTAATTCTGACATTAATGCAATATTTCTTGAGCTTGTAGCTAATGTAGTAAATACACTTTCTTTTAAAGAAGGTTGTCCAAATCTTATGTTATATTCTTGTCTAGCTGTTGGATTTTTAAAGTGTAAAACTCTTGCTGCATTTAAACGATTAGCAACATTTTTTGTTGCATAAACACTATCTGCACCACTATATTTATTGTGGTCTCCAGACATTAAACTGTCATAAACACTATCTAATATTTCATCAATTTTTATAGGATCATTTACATTTCTAAATGTTCTTTTTAAATCTAATCTACTTTTTATATACTCTCTCCAAGCATATCTATTATCTTCAACTAACTTTGAACCTACATCTGCTCTTGCCATTTTTTCAGTATCGTGAGACATCTTTGTAATCCAATCATCTAACTCTCCTATGTTAGCTCCTAAATCATTTAGTCTTACTCTTAAATCTGCTTGAAAATCTTTTAATACTTTAGCAATTTCTGCTGCATCTTTTATGCCTGTAGGTATACCAAGCATTTCATTCATAATTTCTACATCCATTTTACCATCACCAAGGTCTTTAAAAGCAGTATCACTTATGTCATTAAGTTGTCTAATAAGTTTAGTTATTAAAACATCTTCTAATGCTTCTTGCTTTGCACCAATAGAATCTCTAGTAATTTTAGAAAATTTTTGCATACCAACTAATATTGCTTTTACAGCTTCCACAGGGGTAATTCTTCCTTCTGATAAATCTACAGCATCAATAACTTTTTGATAAGTGTCCAATGCTTTTAAATTGTTTTCAGCTATATTTCTTTTTTTAGAAACTTGATCGTATTCAAACTTATCAATAATTTCTTGTGCTAATACTTTGTCTGTTTTTGATTCTAAATCTTGAAATTTGTTTTCTTCAATTTTTATTTTAGCTTCATCTAAAATTTGATTTATTTGTTCGTCTGGCAAAAGATCACCAGTTAATCTTTTAACTTCTTTAAAACATTTACTAATTGTTTTTATATCTACCATTATGAGTTCCTTTTAGTACAATTAGTTCCAGCTTTTATAGCTTCTCTAACAGTAGTTTTGTTTTTTATAGATTCATCTATTTTTTTAATTTTAGCTTTGTCTGCAACAAACTCTTCACCTAAATCTTGATCTTTAACATCTAACTGTTTTTGTTGTTGTGTATTTCTTAAACTTATATTTTCTGCTTCATTAGCTAATTCTGATGTAGTTTTTTCTATTCTTATTTGTTCTTGCTCTGTTAATTTTTTCTTATTACTTGTATTAGTTCCAGTTTGTTCTGCTAATTTAGCAGCATCATTAGCTCTTCTTTTAGCTTCAAATATATCTCTTTCTGTTTTTTGTAAGTTTCTAATATTTTGTAAATATATTTTTGCTGATTTTCTATCACCACCTTCTAAAGAATTTTTATATAAAGTTTTAAATTCTTTTATTTGATCATCTATTTTATTTAATTGTTCATCACCTACTCTAGTTTTTTCAACTATAACATTTCCAGTATCTACTTTTTCTCCTCTTACAACTCTACCAACAGAATGTTTTAATAATGCTTGTTGATTTTCTGGTGAGATTGCTGCTAATCTTTGATAGATATTTGGCTTACCTCTTACTTCTGCAAGATAATCTCCTATTCTACCAAAACCAACATGAGCTGCAGAACCTATAAAACCACCTACAGCTATGTTTGTAAAAGAATCATACATATCATAATCTGCTTGTTCTGATTTAGCCACACCATAAACAAGAGGTTCAACAGCGGCATTACCAACTAAACCTTCTACAAAACCTTTTTTCATTCTAGCTACATTTTTACCAGAACGAGCAACCATGTTTGCAAATCTTGCTTGACCAACAACAGGTATAAAAGAAGCTCCAATATTTATTGGATCTAAAAACCCTGTAGCAAGAGATTCTAAAAAGAAAAAACTTTTAGCCAACTTACCATCTGGTCCTTTTGAAATAGTATCTGCTCTTTCTCTTTCTAGTTTTTTTCTTTCAACTAAATAATTAACTAAACCTTCTCTAGTATCTTCTTTAAATGTTAAACCTAAATATCCATATTGTTTGTTTAGTTCGTCTCTATTTATATAAGTATTACTTTCTTGATAGGCTTGTGTTTGATCTACTGCTCTAAATACAGAAGATGTAGGGTTATAATTCCAAGCATTATAAAATGTAGCACCAGCACTTTCCCAAAAACCAGTTCTAGTTTGATTATATAAAGAACCTACTTCTTGTTCTGATGGTTCAAATGTACCTAATCCAGTATTAATCATTATTATTTGTAATTAAAGTATCACCAGCAGTATCTATTACTCTACCAACACTATCTATTGCTGTAGTTAGAAGGTTTTTGTTTTCGCTAGTATTATCGTAATTAGTTTCTTCAAACTCATAAGCACCTACATCAGATGTAAAAGGTATTAAATCTATATCCTCTCCTGTTACTGGAGCTTTTAATTCTATACTGTAGATACCTTTATCGTTAGGTGTGTCTGTAAAGAAAAATTCTATTTTATCACCATTAGCATTTACTATAGGGTATGTACCATTTGTAAATTCAGCATTTAAAACAATTCCAGTACCATCACCATTCATTAACCATTTAGAATAGTTTTTAATTGTAAATTCCATTCTTGATTTTACTTCTTCTTCGCTTAAATTTTCTACTCCAGCTAAAGCAGCATAGTGCATATAGCCATCTTCACCATGAAAACGAGTTATATAATCACCTGTTTCAACCATTAATTTAAGAGCTTGTGATTTATCATATACTATAGGTTGATTAACAAACTTGCCACCTACATCTACAGGAATCATAAAAGTTTTATCCGGTGCAATAAAATAATCTTTAGTAAAACTTGTAACTGCATTATCTACAGCTTCACTAATATTCTCTCCACTTTTAACTCTTTGTAAAGCAGATTTATAAACAGCTGATTGAATTGATGCTAAATAATCAGTTTTTAATTTAGAACCTTCTCCTTGATTTAAAATTACAGTTTCAAAATCTTCCATTCCTTTTGCAACACCTCTTTCAATTTTGTTAAATTTTTCATCAGTTGGCAATCTAAGTCTTACAAATTTTTCTAAATCTTCTACAGTTTCTCCAGACAGAATATGTTTTTTTAATTCTGCACTATTAGTGCTTATAGCTGTGATATATTCAACAGGTAACTTTTCAGCTTGTAAATGATTCAAAACTTTACCCATGTTTTTATTGCCATATAATAATATCATATCATTTATAAATTTTTCTTTTTCTATGTAAGGTGTGTCTACATCCATAAGTGTAGATTTAATTTGATTAATTTCTGCCTTACTTGTTATTCTAATAAAAGATTCGCTAGTGCCATATCTTTTTTGTTCTTCAATTAATGCTTCTGTAATAAGTTTTTTAGTTGCTAATCTACTGTCTGTATTTTCATCACCCTCTAGTTGTTCATATAAAGATGAAATTTCAGAATTGTTAGTAGTAATATAACTAACAATATCATCTTTCATATCTTTGTTTCTTTTTGTTAAAACAGCTTTGTAATAATTTTCCTGTTCATTAGCTTGTAATGTTCCATACAATTCATTACCTTCGTCTATAATACCCTCTACAACTTCATTAACAGTATCGTTAGAAGCATTAAGTATTACTGCATTATTTTTAACACGATCTCTAGTAAAGGTATCTTCTTGAATCATTTTATCAGACACTCTTGAATTAAATACTTCTTTTGCAAGTTGAAAATCAAATCTTGGTGGCTCTTTACCAGCAGCTACTGTTGCTGTATAATTTTCCCACTCTGTAGTTAGTTGTGGTCTTATAGCTAGTAGAGCTTCTTTATTTATTTTTTCTCTTTGTTCATAAGTTAAATTAGGTAAATAATTTTTATCTTTTAAAGAATAAAAAGTTTTTCTAGGTTCTGTCTGAACAGATTTTAAACCATCCATAAGATCAATTTCACCGGGTATAGAATTTATCATAACCTTTAATTCTGGTGCTGATACTTGTGATTGAAATGTATCTATTGTTAATTTTTCTAAATCTGTTTTTAAAGTTGCTTTAGCCATACCAGTTTGATCTGTACTAGCTGTTATAAGATAAAGGTTTTTTTGTTTATCGTAACTAGCAAATAAATTTGTTAAAATATTTTTTGATATTTGTGTATCATTTCTAAATATTGTTTTTTGTGTTTCTGCTAACGCATAGTTTTCAAATTTAATTGCAACATTATTATTAGTTGCTAAAGATTTGTATTTATTAATTAAAATATTATTTTGATTTTTAAAATATTCGTTAGCAATATCTTTATTAGTAGACATAACTTTATCAGTATTAATAGTTTCTGATATTTTTATTTGATCAGTTATATAATCGTTTTCTAGCTTTAATGCTTCTGCTTGGTTCTGTGCGTTTTTTTCTTGTATTTGATGATCAACAATCATTTTAGTAGCAGGTGCTATAGCAGTAGCTAGTGTTTGATCTAATCGCATTTGAGGAGCATTAGTAGTTCCTACTAATTGTTCTATTGATCCTTGTGCTTTAAATGTAGGTATTTTTGGCATTATGAATAATTACTAAATGTTGCATTGTTGGCTGTAGAACCAAATTGTCCTGTTGTGTTTGGTTTTGATCCACCACCCATTGTTAATAAAGTTGTGCCACCTTGTATTACAGTTCCAATCTGTGCAAGTTTAGCAGATTGTCTAGCCATAACACCTTTTATTCTTGCAAAACTAGCTTCTTCTCTTTTGTTAGCCGCAGCAACTCTTGAATTATAATATATTAAATTTTCTTGTAATCTTTTTTCAAGAGCATTTGATAAAGCAATGTTGTATGCACTACCACTACCAACTTGTACTCCAGATTTAGCAAGAGCAACAGTAGTTTCTCCTGTCATTCTATAATAATCTTTTCTAAATTGTGCAATATCAAATTCTGCTTTTTGTTCTATCTGTGCAGCTTGACCTTCTAATACTTCAGCACTTCTATTATTTGCTGCTTCATTATATTTACCAATTTTTCCTTGTGCTTGGTATTGCATCAAAGAAGTTCCACCTATAACTGCTGCAGAAACAGGATCAGCTAATGTTAATGGTCCTTCATATTCGTAAGAATCTTCTTCTATAATATTATCATTTATATCATAAACAATTTTGTTATAAATTTTCATTAGAATATCCTCGCATACATATATTGATCAGAACCATCAAAACCAAATTTTCTCATTAAACCTTCGTTCTCCAAACCTAACCACTCTGCAAATCTTTTACCTTGAGCAAAATCTTTTCTAATTGCAGTTTGAACTCTTTTTATATTATGTTCTTTTGCAACTCTAGCAAAATCTTTTTTAATTGCTTTAGCTACACCTAAAGGATGTTTCCACATATCACTTGATGCTATAACCCAACCCTCTGCAACTTGACCCCAAATCATTTTCATACCTGCAGCAAAGATAGGTTTACCATTGACCATTCCTGTAAAAGCTAAATGATCTTGTTCTAAATTTTTAGCATCACCTTCAACATTAATATAATGTCTGTCTGCTTCTAATATTTTATGATTCATTTGATATGACAATATGATCTGTCCATGTTCTTTTTTATAAGGTACTATATATAACATATTATCCATCATTTGTCTGTAATCTTGGGTATAACGATAAAATTGTAAAAGGTAAAGGTTGAGTTTGTCTAACAAAGATAAAACCATCTGTTTCATAGTTTCCTCTAAACTCTACCTCTTTATCTCCTGTAAATGGTGGTATACCTTCATCCATTAAATCAGCAGAACTTCTAAATGGTATTCTTTCTAAATTGTCTAAATCTGGTCCAACCTCTACACCTATAGTCTCAAACATTCTAACTGTAATATCATATATTCTTTTTGTTTTACCTTGTGATGTACCATTCTGTGATCCAGCATTTAATCTCATAGTTTGTAGTAAAGATGTATAGGCTAAACCTACCTTAACATTTTTTGCAGAACGATCTAAAGTTACACTACCCGAACTTACAGTTTTATTTGGGTGCGTTGCACCATCTGCCAATATAGAAACAACTTGTCCTTCAAGATGATCTAATCCTGATATAGTACTAACAGCACTACCACTATAACTTAATTCACTATCTAAAAAATTAAATGTAGTATTATCTGTTTGATCAAAATCAAATACATTTAAAAATTCTACATATCTTCTAGTAGAACCATTTACAGTTCTTTTAATAATAACATACACTTGATATTCTGTGTCATCTGTTGGAATAACTGCTGCACTTTCAACTACTGCTTTACCTTCACTTGTTGCAGTTAATCTTGTACTGTCAAAACTTTTAATAGTTAAATATCCCGTTGCTTCGTGTGCAGTTTCAGTAATTGTTACTACCGCAGAGTTTACTGTTGCAGTAAAATTAGCATGAGCATCAATCGCATTTTTTAAATTAGTTGCTGTAGTATTATTATTTGTTTGAGTTTTAAACTCATTAGTTCCAGCAGTACCTGTTGTAGAAGTAAAACTTACAGTTGTTCCATCAGATTTTGTTAAAGTTAATTTAGTTCCATTTGCAATGTTTGCATAATCAGAAACTGTAATTGTTGCTACACCAAATCTTCCGCCAAAGATATGTCTGTGCCAAGCACTTACTTGTTGTTCTCTTTGATAAGTAAGTCCTACTAACTCACCATCACCTCTAACTCCATAAACTATTTGATTAGGTTCTTGTTGATATGCAATTTGTGTTAGACCTCCTTCAGTAATATGTTCGGCAAGGATAGTCATATCAGGAGCAGTA